GTTCGGGACCGTTCGTAGCGACGGCGCCCGACAACGCGAAGACCATGCGGCTCATGAAGAGCCGCAGATCAGTTGAAGAAGAAACCCCAGGCCCGCAGGCCCGGGGTGAAAAGCTCGCGCCGCCCACGGGAGGAGAAGGCAGCAACCGGATAGGCCGGCGCCAGTGCGAGCGGAGACAACTGGTGCTCAGCCGGCGCATTGCGCGCGGCTTCGATGACATCAGCCACGCTTTCGGGCTCGTCGTCTTCGATGGGGTCGATCAGTACCACGCGGGTGTCGGGCACGATCAGGATGCGCGATGCCTGGTGCACAGGTGGGCCGCCATCAGCCAGGCCGCCCATGTAGGCTGCGCGGACCTGATCCAAGTCTTGCCAGGCGCCGTACTGCGCGGTCTGGTCGTCCACCCACACGCAATACTTGACCTGCTTGCAAGTGGGCACGTGGAAGACATCCCAATGGGTGTCGCCATTGCGGGCGTCGATGCGCATGGGTCAGGCCTTGGCGGACTCTGCTGTGGCCTGCGGTTTCGGCGCGGTCTTGCACTGCAGCGCGTGCTTCAGCATGCCGCCCTCAGTCACGGCGCCATCGGTCAGCGCCACGATCCGCGAGATCAGCGGAAGCGGCACGCCTTCGTCACGCCACAGCGAAACGGCGGTCTTCGACCTGCCCAGTTCGGTGGCGAGCCAAGCGGCCTTGCCCTTGTTTTCCGGCTTGTCCAGCCACGTGTGTAGGTCCATGGCGCTAGTTTAGTCATCGGCAAACTTGTGTCAAGTCTGCTCTAAACCTTGCCAGCCTACGATTGCCCGCCATGGACGCCGAACGCCGCCGCCGCTTTGCGGCCTACTTCTCCGGGCCACCGCTGCGCGGTGACCGCCAGAAGCTCATGAAGGTCACAGGTTTGTCCAAGGGGCGGGTCAGCCAGCTGTTTGACGAAGAGCAGCCGTTTGGTGAACGCGCAGCGGTCGCCCTGGCTGAAAAGTTGGGCCTGCCCAGCGATGCTTTCTTGTCCGGCCGAGCCAGTGCGCAGGAGTCCGCACCCTCATATGCGGGGCCAGTTCCCACGCAACCTATGGTGGCTCAGGATGTGAGCCACCTGGAAATGCAGCATGCTCCCCTCATCACTTGGGGAACACTCATGCAGCCAAAGAAGCTGCCGGCCCTGTTCTGGATTGAACTGCCGGACGATTCCATGGCGCCTCGCGCACCAGCGGGGCGCCTCATTTGCTTTGACAGAACGATGCAGCCGCGGCCCGGAGACGGCGTACTGGTGGCCGACGCTACCGGCGCGGTGCACTTCAGGCTGTACCGGGCCGGCGCCGGTGATCGGTGGTCAGCGCACGCGCTGAATGAGGCCTACGGGCCGCTGGATTCGCAACGCGACGGCCTGCAAGTGCTGGCCGTCCTGAAAGCCGAAGAAGGGAGATGGTCTTGAAGATCAACGCAGCCTTGATCCTGACGGTGGCAGCCGCGGTCGCAGCGTGCAGCACAGCACCCAGCCCAAGCGCCGACGGCATGGCGCCAATCCCATCCGAACGCCTGCACCTGCAAGCCTTGTCCACACCGACAGAGCGCAACGCATCCAAGGCCCTAGTGATCGTTGAACGCGATCATGGCTTCATGCTCGGCGCCTGCATGTTCGATGTCTTCTACGACGGCACGCGAATGGCCAAGGTCGCGCCAGGTGAACGCGCGCTGTTCGAGTTGCCGCCCGGGCGCTACCAGTTTCACATGGAGTACGGCGGCATCATCTGCCCGGCGTTTGCCAGCCCGAGCTACCTGGTGGATCTCGGCGCTGGCGAGCGCGCCACGGTGCGCATGGGCGCGCGAACCATGCTTGGCTTCATTCAGGTACGCAAGGACGGCGAACAGAAGTAGTCGCCCAGCACCATCCGCGCTGCTGCATTTGTTTAGATATCGCTTGACACTCAGGTTTTGTTGTCTATAAACTTGCTTCCAGTCGTCGCACTTTGCGGCGAAGGGGAGCCAGATGTCAGACACCACCCACCGCGCCGCAGCACCCGCGGCCGCAGTCAGCCCGTACTACCTCAGCGCTGAATCGCGCGCCCTGCTGAAGCAGCGCGGCGCCGAGATCCGCGTCAACCTGCAGCAGCGCCGGCACGACCGCGGTTGGCCGCAGGTCGAGCCCCACGCTCCCGCCGGCCTGCTGGCCTGGCCCCGCACCCTGCTCGCGGCGGCCTGCATGTTCACCACCATCACGGCCGCGGCCAGCGAGTGGCGCCACGCGGCCGAGACGCCCGACGGCACCACCTGGATGTGGCGCCAAGGCACGGCAGCGCGCGAACAACTGCAAGGCCGCCAGGCCCGCACCGTGGTCGTGCAGCGCAGCGCAGCCGGCGCCCAGTGGCTGTACAAGGCCGCCGCCTTCGACGAGACGTGCACTGAACGCCGCGGCGAAGTGCACCTGCTGACCCTGGCCCACGCGCCCGTCGAGACGACGAAGTTCACGCGCGGGGACCGCAGCGTGGCTGCATCGCTGGCCTTGGTGCTGTGCCGCGAAGCGCCAGGCCCGCAGCGATGAACTCGCGCGCCATGGTCCGCGACGACAGCATGCGCCGCGCGGCGCTGTGCAGCCGGCTCGAATCTCGTTCGCGCGCCAGCTACTTCTTTGCAGCCGCGCTGCTGGCCGTGCTGCTGGGTGTCTTCTGCTGGCAAGCCTTCGCGCTGCCCTGCATTGGAGGTCCGTCATGCTGAAGATCATCCGCAACTGGCGCACCGCGCCCGTGCAGAACCTGGTGCTTCTGATCACCGCATCGTGGCTGTTGCCCGTGCTCTTGCTGGCAGCCTGCGCGATGCTGGCCGGCTGCGGCGGCGGCGATGACGAAGACACCAAGGACATCGGCCCGGTGGACTGCAAGGCCCGCCCGGAGCTCTGCGTATGAAGGGCCGTCCGTACATCCCGCACGGCATCACGCAGCAAGGCCGCCTGAAGCCTACCAAGTTGACCGAGCGCCACTTGAACCTGCAGACCGAAGCCAAGCGCGAGACGCGCGGGCTGATCCAGCTGCTGATTGAGAAGGGCGCGATCGAACCACCACCACCACGGCCGGGCCCGTTGCGGCGCCTTTGGCTTTGGTTCATCCGGCGCGGTTGACGCGCCAGCTTACGGAGAACTGATGAACGCTGTTGTCGAACACAAGCCCGCGGCCCTACTGCCGTCCGATCCTCGAAACGCCGTCGCTGAAGTCATAGCGCACACGCAGCTGGTGCAGCAGGTGCTGAAGGACGTGATGAAGGAAGGAATCCACTTCGGCACGATCCCTGGCACCGACAAGCCCACGCTGTTGCAGCCTGGCGCCGACGTGCTGGCGATGACCTTTCGCATTGCGCACGAGCTCGAGTCCGAAGACCTCAGCACCACCGACGTGGTGCGCTACCGGGTGAAGTGTCGCGGCCGGCATCAACTGACCGGTGTGGTGCTTGGCGAAGGCGTGGGCGAATGCTCGGGCGCCGAAGAGAAGTACCGCTGGCGCCGCGCCGTGTGCGACGAAGAGTTCGACGAACTGCCGGCCACGCACAAGCGGGTCAAGTTTGCCAAGGGCAAGAACAACACCATCTACCGCAACAAGCAAGTGCGCACCGAACCGGCCGACGCGGCCAACACGGTGCTCAAGATGGCAGTCAAGCGCGCCAAGATCGCCATGGTGCTGAACGTGACGGGCGCTGGCGCCGTGTTCGGCCAGGATCTGGAAGACCTATCCGATGAACTGCGCGCAGCGTTCAACGGCCAGGGCGCTGGCGGCGGGCAAGGCGGATCAGGTGATGGGGCTGGTGAACCGACGGCGGCGCAGCTGGCCGTGCGCACAGAGGCGAAAGCAGCCGTGGCTGCAGCCAAGACGCTGGACGACTTGAAGCCGCTAGCCAAGACGTTTGTTCCGAAGTTCAAGGCGTCAGGCGACCCGGCTGGCTACGATCTGTTCGCCGAAGAGTTGAAGAATCGCGGCGCGGCGATCCGTGCGGCTATGCCGCCCGAAGACAAGAGCGCCACGGGCCAGGCAGAAACGCAAGCGCCTGCAGCCGCACCCGCACCAGCCGAAGCGCCGGCAGCCAGTGGCCCCGATCCGTGGCTGGAAGAGATGGCCGCCGCTGAAGCCAGCGCGAAGCCCGCAGCAGGTGGCGCCGATGCGTGATCTTCTCATCCGCTGCAGCAGCATCGGCAAGCTGATGACCGAGCCCAAAAGCAAGAGCGAAGTGCTCAGTGTGGGCGCCAAGACGCACATCCGCGAGCTTGTGGCGCAAGACATCTTCAGTGTCGAGTTCGAGATCAGCGACAAGAAGATCGAGAAAGGCCACATCGTCGAGCCCGACATCATCGACCTGCTAAACCGCGTGCGCGGCCTGCAACTGGTGAAGAACACCGAGCGGCGCAACAACGGCTGGATCACGGGTGAATGCGACCTGTACCACGCTGCTGCACGCGAAGGGTACGACGCCAAGGCCGCATGGTCGGTGGCCACGTTTCCGCTGTGCTTTGAAGACATCGCGCCGGCCCAGGCCACGCTGTACGAGTGGCAGTTCCGCGGCTATATGTGGCTGTGGGATGCCGAGCGCTGGCACGGCGCCTATGGCCTGGTGGACACGCCAGAACACCTGTGCCGCTATGAGCCCGAGCTCATGCACAAGGTCAGCCACATCGAAGAGCACCTGCGCCTGACGACGTGGACCGTGCACCGCGACCGCACGCTCGAAGCCAAGATGATCGAGAAGGTCAAGGCCGCGCGCGACTACTACCGCGAGGTGCTGGCCGACTTCGACCGCACGCACAAGCCGCTGGCATCGGCCGCCTGACCGTGCAGAACGTTCGCTTGTTCGTGCTGGTCAGCGACGAAGTGCGCCAGCGGTGCGTGGACTACCTTGGCCGCGTACCGGAAGGCTTCGAGGTGCTGGTGTCGCCACCGCGCATGAACGAAGGCCAGCGCGACCGCTTCCATGCGATCTGCAGCGACCTGGCGCGGTCTGGCCTGGAGTGGGCCGGCGCTCAGCGCAACGCGACGGAGTGGAAATCGCTGCTGATCTCGGGCCATGCCGTGGCCACGCACCAGGACGGCGAAGTTGTGGGCGGCCTGGAAGGCGAGTTGGTGCCGATCCGCGAGAGCACCACCAGCATGAGCAAGCGGCGCGGCTCCAGCCTCATCGAGTATTCCCAGGCCTTCTGCATGAACAACGGCGTGCGCATGCGCGATACGCGCAGGCTGCCAGCACCACGATCAACGGGCGCGGGGTAACTCTCCGGGTGACACAGACAGTCATGGCCTGCCCGCAAGGGGCGCCCACCAACACCACCACCAACCCACACATGAGCACCACCGACACCGACACCCCCGAAGTTGCCGACGAAGTTGTCGACCCGGCAACGTCATCACCCATCGCCGAGTACAACGCGACAGCCGCCGCGCTGGCCGAACTGCGCCAGCGCCTGGCCGGCAAGGTCTATGACCTGCGCACCACCGCCGGCGACAAGGAAGCGCGCAGCGACCGCCAGGAGCTCACCAAGCTGCTGAGCGCACTGGAAGCAAAGCGCCAGGAACTGAAGGCGCCGGTGCTGGACCGCGGCCGCCTGCTGGACGCAGAAGCCAAGCGCATCGCGGCCGAACTGGAGAAGCTGCGCGAGCCGATCGACAAGGCCATCCGGGCTGACGAGCAGCGCCGCACTGAAGAGCGCCAGGCCCGCGAGGACGCTGAGCGCGACCGCATGAACAAACTGCGCACGCGCTTGGACTACATGCGCGGCGTGGCCGCCCGGGCTGCAGGCAAGCCGGCTGCCGAAGTGCGCGCCAAGCTGGACATGATGAAGGGCCTGGCCATCGGCGAAGACTTCGCGGAGTTCATCGACGAAGCGCGCCACGTGCACGCCGAAGTCACGCTGCAGCTGCAGGACATGCTGGCCGCAGTGGAAGCGCAAGAGGCCGAAGCCATGCGCTTGAAGAGCGAGCGCGAAGCCATGGACCGGCAGCGCTTGGCTGACGCCAAGATCCAGGAACTGCACAGTCTCACCGTCGGCATGGCCGGCAAGTCTTCGGCCACGCTGCGCGCTGCGATGGAAGCACTCTCTGCGGTGGAGATCACCGCGGAAGTGTGGGGCGAGCACCAGCAGCGCGGTGAGTCGGCGCGCGCGGCCGTGCTCATCGACCTCGGCAAGATGTTCATTGACGCCGAAGATCGCGAGCGCGTGGCGGCTGAGCAGGCGGCTGAAGCGCAGCGCCTGGAAGCGCAGCGCGAAGAACTGCGCCAACTGCAGTTCATCGCCGACGAAGAAGCAAAGCTGGCGAACGCGAATTCCGGCCTCATCGGGCTGGCCGTTTCGTGGCTTGAACAGATGGCCGCGAAGCAGCCCGGCAGCCAGGCCGTGCAAGACGCACGCTGGGCCGCGATCATGCGCCTGCGCGCGCACCGCGACCTGACCGCAGCGAAGGAGGCCGACGCCGAAGCAGCGCGCGCGGCCAAAGCTGCAGCGCAAGTTACTGAAGAGCCGGGCGCGCAACAGGTTTTGAAGGCAGAGCCGGCAACGGCCGACGCTACCGACCGCGATGCCCCGGCTATGCCAAGCCCGAGCGGCGGCTCAATGGGTGCAGGGCAAGCCGCCGCCGCGGCCCCCGTGGCGGAAGCGCCGTCGATCAAGTTGGGCGACCTGTGCGCCGAGTTCGGCGAAGGATTCAAGATGACCGAGGCCTTTGTCTCTGGCGTGCTGGGCACGGTCGGCACGAAGGGCGAGCGCGGCGCGGTGATGTTCACGGCCAGCCAGCGCCGCCAAGCCATCCTGGCGCTGCGCGACATCTGCAACCGGCTGGCAGGTGCGGCATGAGCGCCAGCACCGAAGTCATCTGGCATCACCCGTACTGGGTGACGTTCACCGGCCGCCCGCCGGCCTGCATGGAAGCGCCCACGGAAGAAGCCGCGCGCACTGATGCGGCATCGCTCACCGGCTGCGAAGTGCTCACCGTGAAGCGGCTGCCCTACCCGGCCACGCCGCGGCTGCGCGCCTTCGACCATCCGCAGCACGGCCACATACCGGCCTTCTGCATCAACGGGGCGCAGTGCGCCGGAACCACGGCGTGCCCGCGCCGGTACAGCTGCGTCGAGTGAAGGACCGCGATGGGAACGAACTACTACCTGCACCAGAAGCCAGACTGCGAATGCTGCGGGCGCCCGTTTGAGCCGCTGCACATCGGTAAGAGCAGCGGCGGCTGGTGCTTTGGCCTGCACGTCAATCCAGAAGAAGGCATCTCCACGCTGGATGACTGGCGCAAGTTGTGGGCAGCACCTGGCGCCTACATCCGCGACGAGTACGGCCAGCGCATCAGCGTCGAAGAGATGGAACTCACCATCACCGCGCGCAAGTCGCACAAGGACTGGAGCGATCCGAAGTGGTGGCAAGGCTTCTACAGAAGCGAGCAGGACTTCCACGACAAGAACCACAGCGAGCGCGGGCCCAACGGCCTTCTGCGCCACCGCATTGGCCCGTACTGCAAGGCCCACGGCGACGGCACGTGGGATTGCCTGAACGTCGAATTCTCTTGAGGCACGGCACACCATGAACACCACCACCGAACCGAGAACCCTGGCCGATGCGTGGCAAGTCCACGCCGACAAGACCTTGCCAATCGATGTGAGCCAAGCGCAGTGCACGCGCGCGCGCCGCGATTGGTACTACGAGCAGTTGCTCGAACTGAAGGACCAGCCGCCCAGCGCCAGGCGCGATGCCTTGCTGGCCGAAGCGCTGGGCTTCGCGCGCGCCATTGGCACGGCTGCGGAGGTTGCGTGATGACTGCACCCTTCGCTGACTTCGCGGCCTACAAGGCAGCCATGTCTGCCCTGCAGGCAGGAACGGCCACCGCAGAGCAACAGCGTGCGCTGCACACGCTCATTGAGAACATGAAGAAGGCCCACGCCAGGGATCTGCGCGAAGCCGAGCGCGACTCCCGCGACGCGTACAGCGAAGGCCGCAGCGACGCGGCTTCCGAGGCGCGCGGCGAACCCTACGGCACCTACTGACCACCCCACCACCTGAAAGACCACCACATGAACTTCGCACTTGCCACTTTCACCACCGTCAAGGTAGACCACGTGAACGTGCGCCCCGAGAAGCACGGCGACAAGAGCGTCACGGCCGTCGACGTGCGCTTTCTGCTGACCGGCGAGAACCGCGCCGTGCTGGCGCTGCTGGACGACAAGTTGTGCTCCACGCTGTACTGGGATGCCGACGCCGAAGCCGGCCAAGAAGCGCTGCCCGACGTGGAAGCCAGCTTGCCGAACCTGCGCTTCGCGCGACTCAAGGGCCCGCTGAAGTGGGAAGAAGAGATCACCAGCGCTCGCGTGGAGATCGACTTCGGCATGGGCGGCGAGTCCAACATCGTGCTGACGCCGGCCAAGGTCAACGACTTCAAGGCCGACTGCCAAGAAGGCGGCACCACCGAACTGTCTTTCCGCGTGCAGTGCAGTTCGCTGCCCGAAGGCACGCTGGACAAACTGGGCAAGCTGCTGAACTGCGAGACGAAGATCACCGTCAAGCCGCCCGAAGTGTCGAAGGGCGCCGTGATCGACGGCAGTGTGGCCGGGTTCGAGGCTGACTACCCGAACATGCCGAAGAAGCCCGACGCTACCGACATCTTCGCTGGGCAAGAAGGCCAGCCCGCGAGCTCTGAATGACAGACGCAGCCGAACTCCCAGCCACCGACATCGAAGCGCGCGCGCAGTGGATCAAGCTGCGCCGATTGGAGATCGCGTCGACGCTGGCCGAATGGAAGCGCCAGTGGTTCGTCGATGGCATCGAACACACCATGGCCGAACGCTCCACGCTGGAAGCTGAAGACGCACGGCTCGCGCTCGAAGCACGCGTGATCAGCAGCGCAGCGGTGCACGCCAAGGTGGAGCGCCGACGCCGGCAGGTCACAGAGTGCACGGCCGCACTGGCGTTGCTGTCTGAGAAGACGGGCGCGCTGATTCAGCACCTGCAGAGCACCGGGCGCCTGCAGCCGTGCTTCAACTTTCCTGCGCTGGACGAAGCCAAGGCGCTGCTGGCGCGCGTGGAGGCCGAGAAGTCATGAAAGAAGCAGAGCTCCGAAGGCACTGTGTGTGCAGCCTGTGCGCCAAAGGCATCGGCGCCAGTGGCATTCCCCTGTTCTGGCGGGTCACCGTCGAGCGCTTCGGCGTGGACCTGACCGCCGTGAAGCGGCAGGACGGCCTTGGCGCCATGCTTGGCCACAGCGCGCTGGCCGCCGTTATGGGGCCAGACCATGACATGGCCAGGCCGGTGATGGATCCGGTCACGCTCACCGTGTGTGAGACGTGCGCGTGCGAGCGGCACATGCCAGTGGCTGCGCTGGCGATCCGGTCATGAAAGAGCGGCCTATTCTGTTTTCCGCGCCCATGGTGCGCGCCCTGCTGGCCGGCACGAAGGTGCAGACGCGGCGCGTGGTGAAGCCCCGCAAGGACCGCGACATCGGCTGCGATCTGGCACCGCACGAACTGGCCGGCGAGGTCAACGGCGGCGAGTACCGAAACGCCTACTGCGCGCCCGGCGACCGGCTGTGGGTGCGCGAGACATGGGCAGAGCACAGCGCGGGCGGCTTCATGTACGCGGCCAGTTGGAGTGCGCACGCCCTCATCGGCCATCCGAAGTGGCGGCCGTCGATTCACATGCCGCGTGCCGCCAGCCGCATCACCCTGGAAGTCACCGACGTGCGCGTCGAGCGGCTGCAGGACATCAGCGAGGCGGATGCGCTGGCCGAAGGCATCGACATGCAGCCGCGCCTGGCCGGCTACAGCAAGGACGCTGGATGCAAGTGGGAGCCAGCGAACCCGATTGAAGTCTTTTGCAATCTGTGGGAGTCGATCAAAGGCCCCGGCTCATGGGACGCGAACCCATGGGTGTGGGTGGTGGAGTTCAAGCGATGCTGAGAACCGCCACGATCAGCAACTGCGAGCGCTTTCGCTACAGTCTTGGACGGCGCTGGGGTTCCGGCTTCCCGCTGCTGTTCGTGATGCTGAATCCGTCGATTGCAGATGCCGAAGTTGACGACGCCACCATTCGCCGCTGCATCAGCTTTGCCACAGCGCACAGCTTTGCGGCGATCGAGGTGGTCAACTTGTTCGCCTTTCGCGCTACGAAGCCGCGCGACTTGGCGCTGGCCGGCTGGCTGCCGGGCCCGGACAACGACTATCACATCGGCGTGTCCGTCATCGCCGCTGGAGCCGTGTGCGTCGCCTGGGGTGCGCACGCGGCACACCATCGCGTCGATGAACGCGTGCAGCACGTTCTGCCGCTGATCCGAAAGCTCGGGCATCAGCCGCAGTGCCTCCGCATAACGCGCAGCGGCCACCCTCAGCACCCGCTCATGCTTCCCAGTAACTGCCGGCTGCAGCCGTTCGACATGACCGCCATCGAAGAGGCGATGCACACGTGAACCACTACGAAACCCTCGGCGTGCCACCCGACGCCACACCCGAAGAGATCAAGGCCGGCTACCGCATGGCCGCCAGCAAGGCGCACCCCGACAAGCCGGGCGGCAGCGACGTGGCCATGCAGCAAGTGAACCGCGCATACGACACGCTGCGCGATCCTGAATCGCGCCAGCAGTACGACGAAACCGGCAGCGACAGCAGCGGGCCTTCGCTACAGCAGAAGGCGATGCAGGTGTTCACCGTCATGCTGGATGAGCTGGTCGAGAACGAGGCGCCGGTCAACATCGTCAAGTCGATCAAGGCCAAGATCGAAGAGGTGCGCCGCCAGCTGGACAAGCGCCAAGAGCAAGCGAACAAGAAGCGCGAGCGGCTGCAGAAGCGCCGCGCCAAGGTGCGCACGAAGGGCGGCGCCGCGAACCTGGTGCACCACATCATCGACGCCAAGATCGAGGCGCTGGATGCGCAGCTGCAGACCATCACCGAAAGCCGCGCGATCAACCAGGCGCTGGTCGGCATGATCGAAGCCTACGAGGACGACGAAGAAGAGGACATCGGCTGGCATCCGAAGTTCGACCTTGGCGGCCCCAATCCGTTCGAGCCCTCCGGTGGCGTGAGGCGGCGCTGACATGGCCGGCGTGAAAGAAATCGTGGTGATCCGCCCGCGCATGCTGGCGGAAGAGTCGGCCGCAGCGTACATCGGTGTGAGCGTGAGCACGCTGCAGAAGCTGGTGCGCGAAGGCAAGGTGAAGAAGCCGCGCCAGGTCAGCACCGGTCGCGTGGCCTACGAGGTGTCGGACCTGGACGAGTACCTGGACACGTGCCCTAGGTCTACGATGGAGCCCGGGCCTGGCCGGCGATCAGTTCAAGGCGCGCCGCAAGACGCGTGAGCCACAGCCGGCGCTCTGCGTTGTAGTGGTGGCGATCATAGACGCCGACAATTCCAGGCTGCATGTGCCCCACGATCGCTTCGGCCACTTCGGCCGGGCAGCCCAGCGCGGCCAGCAGCGTGCGCCCAGTGCGGCGAAGATCGTGCGGACTCCAGCCGGCCACCGGTAGCCGCGGCCGCGACCACTCAGGCCGCAGCTTGCAGTCTTTCATGTGGCACCAGACGGCGGCGCCGATGCTCTTCTGCTCCACGTAGCCGAAGCGGCCGCGGCTCGGGAACAGGTAGCCCTTCGGCTTGTCCCCCAGCGCATCCAGGCGCCGCCGCACGACGGCTTCCGCCCGGCCCACCAGCGGCACGCGCAGGTCGATCGTCAACGGGTTGCGGCGCATCTTCAGCTTCTCCCGTGGCACGGTCCACCACAGGCCGTCGGGCTCTTCCGTGATCTCGTCGGCCGCCATGGCCATGATCTCGGCGCCGCGGCAGCATGTCCACAGGTACAGCGTCAGCGCATCGTCGATGTCGCGCGGGAAGTTGGGCAGCCACGGGATCAGCAACGCGAGCTCGGGCTCGCTAAGCGCGCGCTTCTCCACCCCTTGGTGTTCGCCGTCGACGATCTTGCCCTTGCTGGGCAACTTGCCTCTGAGCACAAGGCGCCACCAGTTGGGCACGTCAGGCGGCAGGCGGCCGGCATCGAGCGCGTGATCCCACACGGCGCCCAGCAGGCGGCGCAGTGCCCCGGCCACCACGGGCCGGTCGCGCATGGCATTCAGCAGGTCGAAGGCATCCGCGCGCGTGATGCTGGCCGCGTGCCGGCGCTCGATGGCGTCGATGTCGCGCGTCAGCAGGCGCTCTGCTTCGCTGTAGGTCTTGGGGGTGACGGTGCCGCTGTAGAAGGCCAGGAACTCACTGGCGGCGGCGCGCACGGTGTAGGCGCTCTCCCGAGCATCTACGGCCGCCTGGCGGCGGCGCTGGCGCTTCTCGGCAGCCGGATCGGCGCCGGCGGCGCGCTGGGTGCGCACCTTCTCCCACGCCGACAAGGCTGCGGGCAGGCCCATGGCGGGCCAGTGCCCCAGGCGGATCTGGCGCATGCGCGCGTCCACCGGGGACTTGTAGCGGTACTGCCAGGTGCGCAGCGACGCGGTGGCCACCAGCCGCAGGCCCGGAGCGCCTTCGACCGTAAGATGGCCACCCGGCTGCAGCGCCTTGGCTGCCCGGGCATCGAACAACATGGAAACCTACGCCGACTTGAAAACAGCGCCGAAACTGACGCCAGTGGCGCAAGTGTGCCAGAGCGCCGACAAGCGGCGACAAGTCTGTTTTCAGGGGCGGCCACCTCGTGGATGACGGCGCTCCGAGGGCGCACAGCCCGATGATGGCGCAGCGTAGGAACCGGGCTACGGGCGCCGTTCCACGTGGAACCTACGCCGGAACCTATGCCTCACGGCAGAGTGCGTTGATCATCCGGTTCTAGGATGCGACAATCCCGCCCACAGAGCGAAAGCCGCACGCCACGCGTGCACAAGGGATGGCCGGCAGGCCGCCCGGGTCTTCCGTAGGGGCAAGCTGGCGAAACGGTCGCCCCCGCTCACCGCGCTGGAGAAACCCTCGGGACCGATCATCCCGGGGGTTTTGTCCTTCAGGGCTTGCCCACCGCACGCACCAGTTCGGCATGCCGGGCCGCACACAGCGCCGCCGCCGCTTCGCGCTCGGCCAGCACCTCCAGCAGTTCGCCCAGCGCCACGTCGCCTTCAGGGATCGCCGGGCCGCGCCAGCACGGCGCCATCAGCGCCGCCGGAAGCGGGTCGCGCTGCACTGGCACCGACGCTGGCCGCGCGCAGGCCGTCAAGAGCGGCACCAGGCACCACAACGTCAGCCAGGCGGCCGGATGGCGGGCAGACGGCCGGCGCTGCCAGCGCATCGGCCACAGCGCGGCGCGCGCGGGCCATGCCGGCGGCCAAGGCCTGGCGCTCTTGCTCAAACCGTTGCGCGGCTTCGTTGGCCAGGCGCTGCTGCGCGGCCCGCTCGTCGCGCACCTGGCGTTCTCGCTCAAGCTCGGCTGCGTCCCACTGGCCTTGCACGCGGCCTGCGCCAAGGTGCCAGCCGCCAGCTGCAGCACCTGCCAGCACCAGGCCGACGGCGACGATCTTGGCCAGCGTTGCATAGCCGATCACGCCTCACCCGTGGTTGCGGCGGCGCTGCCCTGCGCCAGCTGCTCGAAGGCCGGCAGCGGCCAGCCGACGGGCCACCGGTAGGCGATCGCGCGGTCACGCGGGAAGGCGCGGATGTTCACCGCGTCGCCTTGGTTCCCACCCAGCACCAGAAGGCGGCCGGCGTCGTCTTCGCCCACCACCAGCCCCACGTGACCGCCGCCCGTGCGCTCGAACACCACGATGCAGCCGTAGGCCGGGCGCTCTAAGCGCTGGCCCCAGTCGGCCCAGGCCTTGGCCCTGTACCAGTGTTTCGGGATCGCGGCGCCCGCGGCGCGCATCCAGGCGGCGCAGGCCGTGCCGCACCAGGGGGTTTCATCGTCGCGCCACCAGGCGCCCAGGTCGGCCAGCCACTTCGAGATGCGCGGCGCGGTCATCGCGCCTGGCACTTCGCGCAGGTTGATGTCCGAGCGCGCGAGATCGACCCACAGCGGTTCCTTCTTCATGGCGCTTCGTCCCTCGTCTTGGGTTGGTCGATCAGGCGGCCGACGATGCCCAGCACCAGCAGCGTGATGGCCACGCCGATCGCCACGGGCTGCGGCACCATGGCGCGCAGGTCATCGGGCAGCGCCTGCCAGCCGGCGATGGCCGCGATGGCCGCCGCTTGGGCTTGCACGCTGAACATGCGCCAGGCGCGGCGCCAGTTGGGGATCAGGTTCATCGCTTGGCCTCCAGGGCTTGAATGCGCTGCTCGTGCACCGCCCATTCCGGGCGCGTGACGTACAGCTGTTGCATGGCGCCCGTGGCGCCTTCCAGTTTGGCCACGCGCTCGGACAGGTGCTTGACCTCTGCCACCAGCGTGGCCTGCACCTTGTTGGATTCCCACAGCGAGTTGCCGACGAAGGCCATTGAGGCCGAGATCAGGCCCAGCAGGATGGTCTGCCCGTGCTGCTCCCACAGTCGCACCTTGAGTGCAGTTTCATCGGCGCGGCTCACGTCCAGAACCTCGGTTGGTGTCGGGTTGTCTTCATGCTTCACGTTGAGTTCTCGGTTGGGTGATAGCGGGCTTGCCTCTTCGGGCTTGTGGTCGGTTCAGGATCAAACGGAAGCCAGAACTACCGGCGATCCACCCAGCAGCGTGGCGGACACGTCGCCCCAACTCCAGCGGCCACCGGTGCGCACGTTGTAGGCCTCGCGCAGCAGCGCAGCGCCAAAGCAGGCCAGCGCGGCGCCAACTGCGCGCGGCATTGGGTGGAGGGTACGTTCACCGTCAAGCGCTCACCGGAACGGAAGAGGAGGCTCACAGATTCATTCACAGGGCAGGTCCTTTCAGTTGATCACCTGCGAAGCGGAGGGTGCTGCCCGGCTGCAGGTGCATATGTGTGGCTCGATTCATCTCTGCTTCGGCCCCGTCTCAGGCCTTGATCACAGAGGTGCGAAGCCGGGTGCGCGCCCAAGAGATCGTTGCTGCGTTGGCGTCCGTGCCGCCACCGCAGGCGATGTAGATCTCCGCCGTGTCGCCGTTGTTCAGCACCCGCTGCCAGCCGACCTGGCGCGCTTTCTGTGCCGTGGCATCGGGTGGCACCGAATCACCTGCAGAGTCAATGAACGAGTCGCTTTGCACTGGCGTGCCGTTCACCTCGAAGACCCACTGTGCAACAACGTAGTCGTCTGGTGACGCCAGCGTGGCGCCCGCCGAGAAGTGCAGGCCCGTGACCTCGGCGTCGAACTGCAAGACGACGTTGCGGCCGGTGGTGTTGGCGTATATCCGGCTGGCGCCGTTCTTGAAGTTTGTTCCGCCGCCGCTGCCGATGCTCACGCTGTCGGCGCCTGTCTCATCAGCGTACGTCGTCGTCGCCGCATCGATTCCGAGGCCGCCAGTCCCCACCGGCAGCGCCACCCAGGCCGACCCGTTCCACCGGTACAGCTTGTTCCCATCGTCGCTGTCCAGCCACAGGTCGCCCACGGCGTCGGCCGTCGGTGCGCTGGCAGACACAAACGTGGTGACCTTGCCGTCTGCCGTGGCCTGCGCGTCGGCCGCGTCGCTGATGGCCTGGCCGATGCGCGTGTCAACCGCCAGCACCCAGGCCGACCCGCTCCAGCGGTATTGCTTGTTGCCGTCGTCGGTGTCGAACCAGATGTCGCCCACGCTTTCGGCAGTGGGCGGGCTGGCTTGGTAGAACGTGGCAATCTTGCCGTCGGCGGTAGCCTGAGCGTCGGCCGCGTCTGCCAGCGCCTGCGCAATGCCGCTGTCGCGAACGCTGACCCAGGCCCCGCCTTCGCGCACGTAGTGCTTGTTGCCGTCGTCGGTGTCGAACCACTCGTCACCGTCTTGCACGTCGCCGCTGGGCGCAGCGGTCTGCCGGAAGATCGTGGGCCCGCGAATCGCGGCCACCTTGTGCACCACCACCGGTGTCCACTGCCCACGCACCAGCGGGATCTTCTGCACCGCACGCGCGCGCACCAGGTACACGTTGCCGGTCTGCACGCCCGGGATGATGGTGAACGTGCTGTAGCCCTGCTCGGGCCAGTTCGGCCAGTCGCCGGCAGGCATCGGCTGCAAGGCGTTGTGGTACTGGACTTCGATCTCGCCACCCTGGCGCACGTTTTCGCCCACCACGGCCGGCCACGCCACTTTCATGCGCTGCACGATGCTGCCGCTGTCGGCGAGCTCTGCGGTGCCGCTGGTGACGGTCAGGGCCCCAAGTTGCTCGACATCCCACGGCCGGCGCAGCGTGCTGTCTGGCGCCGGGTCGCGGCCGATCAGCGGGTTCTGCACGTCGAACATGGCGGCCGTGATCTCGGCCAGCTTCACCTTGAACGGGTCGCCGGCCGGGTTCCACTGCCAGCCGCGCACCTCTTGCGTCTTGGCGCTCATGCCGCTGCGCGGGTGCGTGATCGTGCCAACGTCGAACAGTTCCAGGTCCAGGGCCTGCCAGCCGCAGCGCACTTCAAGCCGCTGGCCCGCGTGGGCTTCGCGGATCATGATGGAACCAAGGTGCTGCGCGTGGGCGATGTGGTTCACGCCAGCGAAGTCAATCTCTTCGGGTCGCTCACCCTTGGCGGCGATCAGCACCGTGTCTTCCACGTCGGGGAACGGAAGCATCTGGTAGCGCTGATCCCTGTCGACGCATCGGCCGGTGACGCGGTTCACGCGCTGCTCGCGCGGCAGGCCTTGCACCGCGGTGATCACGGCTTCACCGTCGGGCTCTCCGCTGTCGTCGACGCCTTGCACCAGCCAACTGGTGTCCATGGCGAATACCGGCGTGCCCATGCGCCCGGCCCGGAAGCGGAAGATGCCGCCGGCCCAGCCGTAGTCGCCGGCCATCGTTTCGAGGATGGCGGACAGGCCCTGCCGCGGATCGGTATCAGCCGTGATGGTGATGCCGCTGCTGTACAGCGGCAGCGTGACCGTGCTGGTGCCGCCGCCGGTGGCGGTGAGCGTGAACACCGTGCTCGCGGCGCAGACGTTTGCCTCGCTGAACACGTCGGCCATGCTGTAGTCCTTCGTCCGAAGGTTCAGGCCGCTGTACCAGGTGATGTAGCGCTGCAGGTGCAGCGAAGGGTTCTCGGTGAACTCCCACGTCGACGGATCTGCCAGGCGATGCGCGCCGCTGCCGCCAGGGTAGGTGCTGTCCTTGCGAGGGTCGTAGCACTTGGCGCCGCGGAACACGGGCGCCACCGTGGGGAAGCTCTGCGGGAAGCTGTCGGGGTTGTAGATGAAGTCCACCACCGCCAGGGCGATGCCGGCGAACTTGTCCGCGCTGGTGATGAAGCCGGGGTACTCGGCGGCCAGGTCACCGCCCACGTTCTGCGTGGCGGTGCCAAGGTACGGGCGGATTCGCACGGCCTTGATCGACTGGCCCGAGGTGAAAGTGATCGTGATGTTCGGATGCGGCGAACTGGTGATGCTCAATGCAGTGCCGCTGACCGTGAAGTCCACTCCTTCCGTCAGGGTCGCGACAAGCGCCTCACCAGCGGTGCCGTCCGACGCCAACACGTTCACCGTGCCGGCCAGCGCAGGTTCGCTCAGTGTGACTGGCAGCGTGCCGCTCACGTAGGTGGCGTACTGCATCACCTGCGCGCGCGTCGGCCGCGCGAATGGCGACTTCACCACTTCGACGGTGACGGCGGATGCCGCGATCGCCTTGCGCAGCCCGGTGCCACCCAGCACCAAGGTGCCGGGCCCGGTGATGCCGGTGGCCACGGTGTAGTAGGTGGAGTCGCCGTTGAAGCGCACCGTGTCGCCGGCCAGGATCGTGCCGCTGCCGGTGATCAGCCCGATGCTGGTGGCGCCGATGGCATAGCCGCTGGTGTTCGTGGTGTAGCCAGTGCCGGTGCCAAGGCTGCTTTCCTGAACGTAGCCGTCCACGTCCAGCGTGACGGGCAGGTCATCCAGATACCACTGCTCATAGCCGTCGATCTCGTGGCCGGCGAAGGACACGATCAGCGTGGCTTTCTCCTTGTGCACGCCGCTGCTCCAGCGCCGGCGGATGCCTTCGACGTGCCTCACGCGGCCCAGGCACAGCGTGCGCGGCGCGCTGGGCTGGATGTCGACCATCTCCAAGCGGTCTTTCTGCGCCGCGTTGAACTCGCGCCGGGCTCGCTTGTTGTTGCTGTCTCGCTTGCGGCGGCCCTCTTCGGCTGCCAGTTGACTGGCCAGCAGCGCCCAGTTGCCGGTGTAGACACCGACCAGGTACGCGCCGGCGATGCGGAAGAAACTTCCCCAGCGGCTCATTCCTGCACCTTGAAGTAGCTTTGGCCAGGCCACACCAGCGGCGCGCCGTCGGTGGCCGGGTCGAATGCCAGGCTTGTGTCGCCAGGCAAGAGCCGCTGCTGTTCGCTGTTCGTGTAGCGCTGCGGGCGCGATCGCATGGCGATGGTGCCGCGGTGCTCTGCGGTGAAGTGCGCCAGCGCCTCGGGGCCGTCTTGCCAGCCCGGGATGTCCAGTTCGCCGGCCCACACCAGGATGGCGTCGGCGACCGATCCGTCAGCCGGATCGACGAAGGCCATGTAGACCTCCACCTCGGACCCCTCAACGTCGTCGTCGACGGCCAGCGCAATCTGGCTTTCGGTCACAGCCGGCAGCGTGAAGCGCAAGCCGCTGGGTTGCGCCACGTCGTCGCTGATGGCGTCGATCAGCATGTCCTGCGCGTCCCACGTGTGCCCATCCCACACCAGCGGTGTGCCGCCGACGGCCCAGCGCTGCGGCACGGGCAGGTCGAAGAACACCAGGACGTGAATCGGGATCTTCTCCCCCGCGATCGCGCGCGCCTTCAGGGCCTGCGCGTCTACGTTGAGTGCCCTCACGCGATCACCTGGCGCAGCGGGATGACAAGTGCTCCCTGAAGCCGCCCGGGGCTGTAGTCGAATTCGGGCGCATCGCCGTCCCATTCCCACAGACCTTGCGGCGCGTTCCAAACAACAGAAGACCCCGACACCACCGCTTTCGGCAGCGGTATCGAAAGTGGCACCGTGATGTCGTCGTTTGAGTCCCGCGAAGACCCTGGCAGAGCAACGTGCAGAAGGTTGCCGCCAATGCTGAACAGGTCACCAGGCAGCAGCGTTGGCGCCTCAAAGAAACTGGGCTTCGGAATCGCTCCTTCTACCAACTGCACGGCATCCCAATACACGCGCCCTTGAGGCGCGTACAGGCGCACATCCACCTGCGTCGCAGAAGGGCCGGTGACGATGGTGATGTACTTCAGAGTCCACACAAACTGCGGATGCGCAGCTGTGAGAGTGGCGTCTTGCGCGTAGGCCACCAGCGGGATGTCAGAAAGCGAGATGCTGCGGTTGTCGACGGCTCCCGCGGTAACGCTGTGGTTGTAGACAAAGGCCGACAACGTGTAGGCCGTAGAAGGCTTGCAGCTGAAGAGTTGCCGCAGGTGGTGATCTGCACCAGCCGTTGAGTTGTCGACCTTGACGCTGTGCCCCTGCACCACCTGTGTGTCGGTCGACCGAACAGTGGCAACCGTGCCGCCAACAACCGTCCACGGGCCAATGCTTGCCCGCTCGAAGCTCGGGTTCAGCAGCAGGTTTGTGCCGTAGCCGCCCGTGATGGTCAGCGTGCGCGCGCCAGCGAGGGCTGCGCCAAGCGTTGTTGGTGCACCGGCCAAGTCGCCAAGCCTGGTGGGGCGCTGCGGCATCCCCATGCGCAGATAGTCACGCCTGCTGCGCAGTTGGAACAGCAGCGCCTCGCGCGCGCCTTGGACAAGCGTGTCGTTGCTTCCGGGCAGCGTGAGCAATCCCGTCATGCGATCTGACAGAGTGCTCGAGTTCTGACTGTTGCCGGTATAGAAGCCCTTGAACCCGGACTCACTCACGTCAAGCCCAAGAGAGAAGCGCGCAGAGGTGAACCACGGCAGCGAAGCCGTCTCGATGATTGCCATGGTTCAGTACCTCTCTGCGCTGGCCATGCGGGCAGCCTGCATGTTCTGCCCCATGCGCACAGCACGAAGCGCCTTCGCGCCGACATCGCCTTGCACGATCACGCGGTTGTCGACGTGCTGCACAGGCGCGCTTGATCCGCGTGCGCGGTCGCTGTTGGCTTCGACGGCGCGCTGCACGCGCTCGCCCTTGTGAAGCATGGCCGGGTAGCCGTCATAGGGAACGTAGTCCAGGCCCCCAGCGTGCTCACCGGTCCATCCGCTGCCATCCATGGTTGAGCCGCCGAACCACTTGGCAGCCGAACCCCATGCGTTTGAAAAGGACTGGCCCCAGCCCACGAATGCGCCGTTGCTGTCCAGCATGGTCTTCTGTGCGGCCATGCGGATCATGTTGCGGATGAACTCTTCGGCCATGGTGTTGAACAGGTCTTTGAACCCATCCTTGCCGTTGCGCACCAAGGTCATCACGCTGTCTTCAAACGACTTGACCTGATCCTGGCCGTGCTTGGCCAGTTCGGCCTGGTGCTTCTTGGCAGCTGCGACTTCTTTCTCGCGGAGCTCAGCCTCGTCGCGATACATCTGCTCGATGTTCTTCTTCTCGATTTCCCATGCGTCTTTCGCGGCCCGCTCGGCGGCGTCTCGTTGGGCCTTCTCGATCTCGGCATAGGACTCGATCTCAGACCGGCCGAAGTCGTTTCGGTACTGCTCGCGCGCAGATTGAATTGCACCGGCGAACGTAGGGGCCGGCTTGTCCTTGCCGCCCATGGCCTTTTCGATCTTCTCGCGGTTCTCTTGGGCAGCGCGGCTTGCCTGATCGGCGGCTTCCGCTTGGCGGCGAACCTCTCCCACCAGCAGCATTTCTTGCGTGCGCAGCTGCTGCAGCCGCATAAATGAAGCGTTGCCTGGCGACGGATCCTTGCCGCCGCTGGCGCTGAGGATTTTGTCGATGTCCGATCGCACGCTGGACAACGCGTTGCCGGGGCCCTTGTCTGTGCCAAGGCCCTTCACTGCATTCCAGAACTCGGACCACTTCTTGGTGACCGTCTCAAGCGACGATTCCAGGTAACCCAGGTTCTTTCGCTGATCTGCAAGCGCGGCCAACAGCAGGTCGTTCGTGACCTTCGCAGCCTCGACTTCTTTGCCCTCTTTCTCAAGCAACTGGATGCGCTTGAACTGGGCGATGTTCAGAAAGTTGTATTGCTCGTTGAGCTCCGCGGCGAACTTGGCCGGCGCCTTCAGCTGCGCAGAGAAGCGCTCGGCGATCTTGGCGCCGTCCTTTCCGCTCAAGTCAGCGATGCGGGCGATGGCGGCCGCCTGGCCTTCGATCACGTCGACGCTGGTGCGGCCCGTGGTGGCCAGCGTGAGAAGGATCTCCTTCGACGCGCCGACGGTCTGGCCAGACACCTGCGCCACGCGCTGCGCGAAGGCGGCGTACCGATCGGCGGTCAGGCCTGCAGCGTTGCCGGTCAAAGCCAAGGCATCGCGCAGCGCCAGCGAATCCTTGTAGCCCTGGTAGAAGCCGGCGGCGGCGCCAGCCAGAACGCCGACGACACCACCGATCGCCAGACGCGTGAACGAGAAGGCGCTCGCCAGAGCCCTGGCAGCGTTTGCGATGCCACCGTAGCTGTCCTTGATCTGCGCACCTTGCTGGATGGCCACCAGCCATGCCTGCTGCCCGCTGGCCAGGCTGACCACGATGTCGCTGATCTGCGCCGGCAGCATCTGGTTGGCGCGCGACAACTGCTTGCCGCTGAGCTCTGCCGCCTGGCCGAAGTTGCGCACCTCTTGCGTGGCCTTGGCCATGTTCAGGTTCGCATTCAGCGACTTGGTGCCGCCCTCGAGCTCCTTGACGCGCGCAGACACGGCGATGAACTGCCGCTTCATGCTCTCCAGCGCCTTGGCCGTGGTGATCTCGGCCGCGGTCATCGACGCTTGCGCGCCGGTGCTGTCGATCTTGAACAGAGCAACCAGGTTGCCCGCGTTCGCGCCGCTCATGCCAGTGCCCTCACGTATCGCATCGCTGCCACCGCGTCTTTCAGGTTGTTGTCGATGTAGTTCCCCATGGCCGCGAGAACAGCGCTTTGCGTGGCCGTGAAAGCCGGGCGCATGAATGGCTGGGCCGGCACCCACTTGCTACCGGTGTACAGGTCGACACCGCCGCGCAGGCGCGCGTGTTCCTTCTTCGACGTGCCGGGCGTGCGCGCGTAGTGGCCGTACTCCACCCACATGGCATAGAAGGCGTCTTGGCCCAGGATCCGCTGGCCCTTGTTCTTGCCGCGCGTGGCGATCGCAGACTTGCCGCGCCGCACGTCAACTTTCCAGACCTCTTGCGTGTCGCTGCAAAGCTGCGTCATGCGGGTCTGGTAGATCGACCTCTTCAGCGTGCCGGGCGGCGGATGGCCCCTGGCCACCTTGCCGCTGAAGATCGGTGCACGCGCCACGGCATCCTTGCGCATCACCGCGGCGCCGGTGGCCACCGCACCCTTGAGCACGCGCGTGCGGATGCTGGTGGGCAGCATGCGGATCTCGCGCAAGAACTCTTCCATGCCCACCATCTCGAAGGTCATACCGTCGGCCATGGATCACCCCCTGTGCGCGTCGAATAGCTTGCGGTCAAGCCGCGCCATGGTCTGTTCTGGCGTCTCGTCCTCGGGCGGCCTGTTGGCGCGCTCTCGGGCGGCTGCCAGCGCCGGCATGAAGTCTGCAGCGGTGAACGGTTCGGGCCGGCGCTCTTCGTTGCGGTTGACGTTGGCCACCACCGCAGCGATCTGGCCGAGTCGGAACTCGTCGGCCAGGGATCCGAACGGCTCCAGCTGGTCGAAAGCCATCATCTCGGTCATCTCCGCGCTGGTCACCGAAGCCAAGAGCTCGCGCGGCGTGCGCCCGATGGCCAGGGCCCAGCGCAGCACGAAGCGGCGTTCGGGCCGCGCGATCAGTTTCCCTGCGCTGTCTCCACGCTGTCGGCGGCCATGCCGTTCAGCTTGCTGGCCACGCTGAACACGCGATCCAACGCGGCGCCGCTCTTCTGGCTGAGCGCGTGCACGTCGTCGAACGTGAACAGCGGCTCGCCGTCTTCACCCACCGCGCACGCCACCACCAGCTTCACGCGGAAGGTGCCCATGTCGGCCTTGCCGTCGTCGCCGGCCAGCGCAGAGCCAAAAGCCTCGCGCTGCGTGCCCGTCATCGTGCGCACGCGAACGGATCCGCCCCATTCAGAAACTTCCACATCGACGCTCTTGAGGTCGTCAGCGGAAAGGATCGCTTGCTTGTTCAGCAGTTTCATCGAGTTCCTCAGATTGTTGAGTAAGGGTGCACAAGCCTCTTGGCTTGAACGTATGCCGCATGGGCCTTCCGTGCGGTGCCGTGGATGCCCAAAGAACGCTCTTTGCCGTCGACCACGATCCGAGCCCTGAACCGACCGTCTCTATGTCGGCTGACGCCGAGAAAGCCGGTTCTGTTTGTCGTGCGCGCTTGTCGCTCGTTTTGGCTGTTCTGGCGATTGGTGGCCAGTCTCAGATTGACGATTCGGTTGTCGCTTCTGATGCCGTTGATGTGGTCTAACTGAACATTCGCAGCAGGCCACGAACCGTAGTAGATCGCCCATGCCAAGCGGTGAGCTCGGTACTCCTTGCCCATCACTGAAACGCACACATAGCCTCGGTCGTTGATGTATCCGGCGGCGTCTCCAGCCTTGGCCGCAACTGCCCCGTTGTGGGATGTAGAGTCAATTCTTCGAGTAAGTGTTCCGCTCTCAGGGTCGTACACAAGACATCGGCCGGCTTCTTCAGCCGAGATCGGCGCCCTCATGCAGCGCTCCGATCAGGGGTAGAAGTTGACGGTGCCGGTGATGCGGATTTCGCCAGCGCTGCGCGCCACGGCGTTGGTGCCGCCGGCTTCGCTGAACTTCTTGACGAAGCCCTTGAACAGACGCTTGCCGCTGGTGCCGGGGTACAGCAGGCGGAAGGCCTTGGTGGCCGATGCACCGGTCAGCCGCTTTGCAGCGCGCAGCGCGACCTGGCCCGGATCGGCGCCGTCGGTGTCCGCGTTGAACGTGAACGTGCCGAAGTCTTCCAGGCCCTTGTCGTACTCCATGGCGTCGCTTTCCATGTGAGTTTTGTCGATCTCGGTGGCGCTGCCGTTGAAGCCGTCGAAGTCCTTGGCGTTGGCGATGCGCAGCCAGTTCTTCTTGGCAGCGGTGCCAGTGGTGCCCACGGTGGCAAAACCGCTGCTGTCGATGTTGACGGTGAACGAAGAGCCAGACGCCACCGTCACCACGCCGATCAGGCCCAGGATCTCAGGCATGCCGGCGATGGCGCCGAACTCCACTTCGTCTCCCACCACAAGCGTGTTCGTGGCGGTCACCACGGCAGCTGCGGCCTTGGTGATGCCAGTGACGCTGATGGGCGAACCTGGCGTGGTTTCGATGGCCAGCTGCGAACCTTGGGTGCTGAACCCCGTGCTACGAGTCATGATGACGCTCCAATGAAAAAGCCCGCCGAGCGATCTGCCGGGCGGGCGGGTTGTGAAAGGAAACGGTCAGCGGGTCAGCCGCGTATCGACCAGATGCTGTAGTCCAAAACCACGCGGTGCACGCGCGCCGCTTCGTCGAAGAGATCCAGGCTTGAGAGAGGCACGTTCTGCAGCGTCCACACCGCCATGGCGTCTTCCACCTGGCGCCGGATCGTGTCGGCCTGCAGGATGGTGCGCGCGTGAATGTCGATCTGGATGCGCGTGTTCTGCAGTTCGCTGATGCCGTCCATGGTGGCGTTCGGGTCGCCACCGACACGCTGCACCACGATGAAGGGATACGGGTCTTCCGTGCTCGACGCCTGCGCTTCGTTGACCGAATACCAGGAACTGCCGGCGGCCAGCGTGTTGAGCTCGGTGTGAAGTTGCTCGATCAGCGTGGGCTGCGGGCCGGCCAGCAGGTACACGCGCTTGGTGCCGCGTAGCACACCGTCGCGGTAGCCCTCCACGTCGAAGAAGTACCGGCCCGCCGGGATGCCGGTGGCGTCGAACACGAAGGAACTGTTCTCGCGCACGGTGAGCACGCCGGCGGCCGGCCAGCGCAGGACCAGCCAGCGCACTTCTGCAGTCGCGTCGGCCGGGAGCTCGAGATCGGCGTACCCGAAGGGCGGGCCGTCCACGCCGGTAGAAGGCACCTCGCTGCCCAGCACGCCCAGCCCGGTGTCGCCGACCAGGCAGGCCCCGGGGATCCAGGGCCGCACGTCAACGCGGCAACTCACGTCGACCTCACGATTTCCCAGCCGTTGGCGCCGTGCGTCGGGAACTCAGGGTCAGGAACCTTCCAGCGCAGTTCGTAGTCGGTGTTCTGCGCCAGCGCTGCATCGGCGAACGAGACAACACCCGAACCGTTGCTGCTGAGGCCGGTCTTCAGCAGCACGTCCGCGCCCGTCGTCGGGTTGCGTGCGAAGCAGCTGATGCCGCTGACGTTGGCGAAGATCCAGCCGTCGTTGTTCTTGAGCACGCTGCTTGTGACGGTGCCCGGCGTGGTCAGACCGATCACCCAGTTCACCGTGTTGGTGACATCGGTGTTCGTTGCCGAGTCGGTGGCGCGCACCACGAAGCTGCCGCTTCCGGCAGCACCCAGCGTGCCAGTCCACACGGCCGTGCTGCCAACTTGCGTGAGGCCCGTCGGCATCGAGCCCGAAAGCACCGCGAACGTGCGCGACAAGCCGCCCGAGAAGTAGCTCGACAAGTCGATGCTGCTGCTGCTGCCCGCGGTGCCCGTGAAGTCAGGCACCGTGCCGGCGAAAGTGACGGCCACCGTCAGCGTGGCGGCGCTGCTGACCGTGGTGCCGTTGCTGTCGGTGACCGCGCAGGTGAACGCGGCGCCGTGGTCGCCCAGCGCGACGCCGGTGCGCGTGTAGCTGGCGCTGTTGGCGCCGCTGATCGGCGTGCCACCCAGGCGCCACTGGTAGGCCAGCGCGCCGCCGCTTGAGGTGGCCGCCACCGTGAACGTGGCCGAAGCGCCGACCTTGGCGGTCTGGTTGGTTGGCTGGGTGTCGATCGTCGGGCCTGGCGCGGGCGCGGTGGGCGTGACACTGTTGCTCGGTGCGCTTTCAGGCCCGAACCCGTCCGCGTTCTGCGCCGCGAGCGTGAAGGTGTAGGCCGTGCCGTTGGTCAGGCCCGTGTGTGCGATCGGCAGAGACGCGCCGCTGACCGTGCTGCCGCCTGGCGTGGCCGTTGATCGGTAACCCGTGATCGCCGGGCGGCCGGTGTTGACGGGCGCGGTGCCGTTGACCGTGGCCTGAGCGTTGCCCGCGACGGCCGCGCCGATGGTGGGAGCCAAAGGCGGCTCGCTGACGTTGGTGACGGTGAAGTTGACCGTGACCGTGCGCTCATTCGGCGTGGGCGTGGCGGTGTCCGCGAAGGTCAGCGTCACCACGAACGGGTTGGCGTGCGGCAGGCTTTCAAAGTCGAAGGCCGCCGTGGGCGCCAGCGTGCGCGTGAGGCCACTGCCGGCAAGCGTGAACAGGGCGCCGTCTGCGCCGCCCTTGGTGACCGTGCCCAAGGCTTCGTCTGATGTGAGCGTGATAGCCACGGCCGTGCTGTTTTCGCCCACGTTGACAGCGAAGGGGCCGTTGGTGGCGCCTGTGCCGGTGCTGGTGATGCTGGGAGCTGTGGTGTCGCCGGCCGAACTGCCGCGCACCACGATGGTCCCTGCCTGCAAAAAGTTACCTTGACCAGACGCGGCCATGGCGGGGTCGTCGGTCGCAAGCGTGCTGTTCTTTGTGGCCGAGCGCAGATCGCCCCAGACGCCTGAGTTGAAGGCGCTGAGGTTGTCGCCGGAATAGCCCGCAGGGAAGGCGGACACCGCAAGGTCGTTGCGGCCCAAGAACGTCATAAACAAATTGTCTGCCGCGCCCCAGCTTGCCGTCTCGCTCGGGGGATTCCAGTCGCCGCTAAAGTCGGTGATCAACGTTGCCTCGACGGATGCCGTCGTCGCTCCTGTCCACCCGGTGAAGCGGCGGATGTTGACCGCCACAGCGCCAGCGCTTGCAGATCGGTCGATTGAAAAGGTATCGCTGCCCGCCGCAACTTTGGCCCACACCCAGGAGCGGTTCGAGTTGCCAGCAGCCGTAGCGATGCGATCCCAGCCGCTTGGGTCCGGCCAGTCTGCGGTGGAGTCAGTTCGATAGGCAATGGCTACCAGCAGGTCAAGCGACGCCGCGCCAAGGGCCGCCAAGCTCGGGGCGAACGCGCTGCTGCCGGAGCCTGCGCCGGTTGCGATTGAGGTGCCAGCGGGGGTTGGGAAAGCCATGTCGTGCCCTTAATGGATGCGAATGCAGATCACGCGATTGCCAAAGCCGGATGTTTCTTGCGGGCGACCGAGCACCCACATGAGCGACCGAAGCTGAGGCGCGTAGTCAAACCGCTTGTAAAGCCAGGGGCTCGGGCCTTCTGCCAACAGCGAAGGCCGCCCGGCGCCGGTGATGCTCTTGGACGTCACGTTCCATGTGTCGGTCAGCGTCGCCGGGATCTCGATCTCTTGGTACTGGTCGGGGGCGCCATCGAAGCAGTACCAGATGAGGCGGCGGAGAGCGGGCACATACACCAGCGATGCCTGCGAATAGCTGCCGTCATTGGCCAGGGTGGCACTCAGGGTCGGCGCAATTCGCGTTGGCACGGTGGCGCCAGCTGCTTGGTAGAACAGGGACACTGGGCCAGCCACGTCGCTGCCAGTGCCCTGGCGCGCAACCACCACGATGTCGCGGTCGTCCACGTAAGCGGACTGAAACAGATCCGGGTAGGAATTGGCGCTAAGAGTGTCGCCCGTGCTCGTCCAAGTGCGCGTGACAAGGTTCAAAAAGCCATTTCCCGAATTGCCCGGGATGATCGGCCAGCCGCGTGCTCGCGTGTGATCCATCACAAATGATCCGCCTGCCGCCGACGAACCAGCCTTGAAGTTGGTGGACCAGCGTGACCACTGCGCAGCGTTGAAGCGATACGCATGCGACCATCCAGAATCACGCGACGACGAGAAGCCCACCGCGCCAGAAACACCGCGCAGCAGAGCCCCGCGCGCATCGCCCGCCAGCGGCGGCGGCAGGACCACCATTGTGTCGTAGGTGTGCGCCGATCCAGGCACGCCGGTCGCCACCTCGCGCGGGTTGGAAGGATCATCCGGGAACGTCTCGGGCGACACGCCGTTAATGATGTTGATGTCATACTGATTGGGTCCGGTGCTGCCGGTAGCGATGACCGTGGGGGCCTGCAGCACCTTGAAGGTCAAGTCGTTGTAGTCGGCTCCGTACACCCCGTTGTTGTGGCTGGACGAGTGCCCTGTACCGTGAAGGACATGAACGCCCCAGCGTCCTGCGTATCGGTTGTAGGGGCCGCCCGAGAAGTCGGCAATCTCGTTAGCCCCCGCTCCCGCGTTCAACATCGGGGGAGTCTCGGACCACACCGCATCCAGCGTGTTCGTCATTGGCACCAGGGCCGCTTCGCCAATCGTTGCAGGCACCCAGCTTGGTAGGTCGCGCGGTGTCTTGGCCGACAGAATCGGGCGCTGCCGGAACAGGTTGGCCACGCCGTTGGCCCACGTGCCGCTGGTCAGCAGCCGCTGGATGGCCAGGTCGGCGCCTGCTACGGTGAGGCGGCCCGCCGCCTCGTGCATTTGGTTCGCCGCCCAACAAAGGGCAATCAGGTCGGTGTCGCTGCCAAAGCTGGTGAGCGCGCGCAGCCGCAGCGCGGTGCCCGCAGGGTTTGCCTCGATCTTGCGAAGGTTGGTGTCGCTGCCCGCCGTCAACGGCCACGTGCCAGCTTCCCAAGCGCGCACGCTCTGCTGTTGGGTGTACTGGGTTTCCCAGCTGCTGTAGTAGGTGGTGGCTGGCGTGTCCGAGCCGTCAAAGCCTGGAGTTCCAATGGGGATGGTGACGTGCGCAAAGACGCGCCAGTCCCGGGTCGCGCCGGGGGTTGCGCCCAGCAAGCCCACTGGGTACTTGGCTAGGTGCTCCATCACCGCATTCATGCGGGTCTGCGCCGTGCCGCCGATGCTTGGGCGGCTGTTGAACAAGTAGAAGGCGCCCGTGAGGTAAATGCCGTTCTGCAGGCCCCCATAGCCGTGCAAGCCGTCCAGCGTGCTGCCGTAGTGGTCAAAGTCCGCCGCCTGGTACGGCGCACCCAGTGCATTGGCTCGTGCGCTGTACTGCACGCCCGTGCCGCTGCCAGCCACGTACAGGTCTTGCCATTCGGCCATCTGCGCTTCGATGCGCAAGACGGTTTCGGCGCGCTGATTGAAGTCCTCACCGGTGGTGAGCGTCGCGCCGTTCAGAACGCTGGGCGTGATGGCTTCGGCATGTGCGCGGTCGCGCATCATCCAGCCGATGACCCGGTTCTGGTCGTACCACTCGATGATGCGCGCGCCGCTCTTGAAGTTGCTGTTGAAGCACATGTCGGCCGTGGACGACTGGAACTGCACCTGTTCGATGAAAGACCACCGGGCGGTCATCAGTGCGCCAGCAAAGGCAGCGGCCGGGCTGTGCGAGTAGGTCCAAGATGGCGGCGCACTGCCGGTAGGGGTTGGCGTCTTGGTGGACCCGCTGTAGTTCGGGCTCATGCCCGAGTTGATGTCGTTGATGATTAGCGTGGTGCGGTAGGTGCCGCGCACCGGGCGGCCATCGTCTTCGTCGCGGTGGTGCAAGCCGTAGCGGCCGACTGCGCGGGCGTTGGCGATGCAAGTCCAATAGGCCCCGGCGTGGCCTTCGATCAGCCATGTACCCATCCACTCAGGGATCGGCCCATACATGTCGGTGTCGCCGCCACTGCCGAGCGCAGGGTCGATGTTGGCGATGGAAAACGGTACAGGCCGGTCTGCCAGGTCGCGCGTTGAAGCGCTGTGCTTGGTGCCAGTCTGCGGATAGCTGGTGTACGCCGCAGCGTCCAGCGAATCGACACCCAGTGCAGGGACCAGGCCGGTGGCGCGCAGGCTGGCTGGCGCCTGCACCATTGCCGAAACAGGATCGGCGCCGACCCAATCGACGCGACTCCAGCGCGTGTGGTGGTACTGCACCAAGCCCGTTCCGGTGTAGCGCGTGCTGCCGCCTACGCTCACGGTTACGTCATAGGCTCGACTGCCAGGACTTGCAACCAGCGCCCAGCCGTTCTCAATGACGGTTTCGACTTCGGTGTCACCTGACAAGTAGGCGCGCACAAAGAACCACACCGCCAAGTGCGCGTCTGCGGTCGGCACGTAGTAGTGGAACTCGCTGCAAATTGGGCCTGGCATCGAACGCACCAGGCGAGGCGTGGCGCGGTTCCAGGCGGTTGCACCAGCAGCGCGTGCATCGGCAAGGCTGGCCGAGAAGTTGCCACCAGCCACGGCCGCCGCACTGGCGTCCACCACACTGCTGAAGCCGACCACGGCGTCAATGCTGGGCTCTGCGACGTTGGCGCCGGTGGCTGGCGTGCCGCGCGTAAGGATGGGGATTTCTGCCGCCGTAGTGACGCCCGAGGCGCGTGCGAACTTGAGAGATCCGTCGTCCCAGGTCGTGAGGCGGTCCACTTGCACCGACCCATCGTGTGCGCCTGGCGTGTAGCCAGCCGGACAGGCACCGCGCCGGAACAACAGGCCGCAAGTCCATGGCTTTGACCCGGACCACAGCGACGCGCCGAAAGTCTCAGGGACAGGCACCACGCTGACGACATCGACCACGGCGGTGCCGGTGGCTTGGCCTGCGGGAGGGGGGGGCGGCGTCGGCCCCGGGCTAGGCGCAGGCGTGGCCGTGTACAGCACCGGCGTCGGGTTGCCCACCCCGCCGTTGTTGGCCAGGCTGATGGTGTGCACCAGCGCCGCCAGCGGCGTCAGCCGTAGCGCTGCGCTGCCGTTGCCAGGGCCTGCGCTGATGCTGGTCTGCGACAGCGTGCCAGGGCCTGGCGCCACGCTGGGCGTGATGGTGATGGCCGAAGCAAGGTTGGCCCACGACACCGTCATGTCGCCCGACTGCACGCCCACCTGGCCGCTGGCGGGTGATGCGGCGGTCAGGCCGATGCTGGGCGCGGGTGGTGGCGGGGCGGCGCCGGTGGTGGCAAACATGGCCGGCGTGCCGGCGTTGGCCAAGCCCATGCTGTTAGTCAGCGCCACGGTGCTGGTGCCGTCAGCGCTGCGGGTGAGCGTGGTGCTTTGCGGCGCACTGCTGCCGGCGGTGAAGTTCAGCGTGGCCGCGCCCAGCGTGCCGCCACCCGACAGGCCCAGGCTGGCCGTGCCGGTGGTGGCGATGGGGCCGTTGGGCGTGACGGTGACGGTCGCGGTAGTGCCGCCGGTGGTGCCGGTGCTCGGCGCGATGCTCAAGGTCAGTTGAGTCGCGGCCGGCGGCGGGGGCGGGGGTGGCGCGGCAACAGGCCCACCCGTGATGCTGGTGCCGAGCGTGCTGTACGTCACTTCGCGCGGGATCATCGAATCACCCTTCGGCCAGGCCTTCTGAGGCCATGACGGTGAGCCAGCGGTCGCGCGAATCCGCGTTGACGGCTGGGCTCAAGTTGAAGATGCGCGTCACCGCGCCTTGCACGAACACCGCGCGAAGCGCCGACACCTTGATCGGGTCGATCAGCTGCGTGTGGTAGCGCATGGCGATGCGGTGCGTCAGCGCGGCCTGCAGTTCGCTGGCCTCATACGTCTCGCGGCCCGACAGGGGCTCGAGCGCCGCTGGCACGCCGGAAACGGGCGTTGCGGTGGCGCTGGCTGGCGTGAGCGTCAGGCCCGCGGTGTTCAGGCGCACCGAGAAAGCGTCGGTGCTCGGCGCCAGCACGCCGAATGTGCACGGCAGGCCTGGCATGTTGGTGATGCCCGCCAGCGTGATCAGTTGGCCTTCGACGAAGCCGTGCGCCGCGCATGCCAGCAGCGTCGTGGCGCCCGGCGTCGCGGCCGTGATGGTCTTGGCCGCGCCGATGGTGACGCCGGCCAGGTAGTCGGTCCACACCCGCAGGCGCTGGCCACCGGTGTCCTGCAATGCGCTGCGCTGCTGCAGCACCAAGCGGCGGCGCAGGTCTGAGGGGCGGCGCATGGATCAGGCCCGCTGGATCGCCACGGGATCGAGAAGCCGGTCGATGTGCGCCAGCGGCGTCACGCTGCCGCGCTGCAGCACCGCGACTTCTTCGCGGTTCTCGAACATGGTGTTGACGCGCACCATGATCCAGTTGCGCACCACGGCCGGAACGTCGGCGGCGGTGGGGCCAAAGCCGGCGGTGTAGTTCACCTGCACGGCGCCGATCTGCGGCAAGGTGTTGGGCCACGTGTAGCCGAAGCCTGGCGCAATGCGCGGGATCTCGCCGCTGGTGTCGATCACCCACTCGGGCAGCGCCGGCGATGCGATGGTCTGCACCGCGCCGGCCATGTCACGGTAGGCGATGCTCTGCACCGCGATCAGCGGGCTGCGCTCGATCTCGATGCAATCGCATGGGAAAGCGTCCATCACGCCGCGCCAAGACTGGGTGATGAACGACCGGCCGCAGTAGCCTTCCGCGTACTCACGGGCGGCCGTGATCAGCAGCGCCAGCATCGCGTCGTGCACCACGTCGAAGTGCTCCAGGTGCACTTTCGCTTCGGCCACGGTCACGGGCTCGATGCTGGGCGCGGCGGTGCGGACGATGCGCATGATCTTCAGGCGGCCGGCTTGGCCTTGGCGGCCTTGGTGGCGGGAGCAGGCTCGGCCGCGGGCGCTTCGGCCGGCGCGGCTTCGGCAGCAGGCGCGGGCGCTTCGGCCGGCGCGGGAGCCGGGGCCGGCGCGGCAGGTTCTGCGGGCTTCTCGTCTTCCACGTCGACCAGTTCGGCGTTGCCCAGCGTCACCTGCAGATTCGACTGCGGGTTCTGCTCGTAGAGCTCGCCGGCGGCGAACACCACGAACGGGTTTCCGCCGCCGTTGGTGTCCCACACGTTGTTGCGGATCTTGACCTTCTTCATTCAGCGTCTCCAAGAAGAGCGGCCCCAGCCGCAAGGCCGGGGCCGCAGGCAGCCTGCGAAGGCTGGAAACTCAGACCAGCTGCGCCACGCCGGCCTGGTTGAACGCGGCGGCGGTCTGGTAGCGCGGATCCGCGCCCAGCACCACGGCAGAGATCAGCGTCGCAGCGGTGGCCACGGTCACGCTGAACTGCACGTGCGAGAAGCCGCCGTTCACGTCCAGGTCAGCACCGGTGATCTCGATCTCGGCTTGCCGGTTGTTGCCACCGGCCGCCAGCATCTGCGTGATCGCCTTGCCGGTGATGTCCTTGGCGCCCGCGCCCGCAGCGCTGGTGGCCTGCTGGAACTTGGCGTCGACGGTCGCCGAAGCGCCAAAGACACCGACGGACAGCAGGGCCACGATGCGGTGGAAGTTGGCCACCGGGATCCAGCCGCTGACGGCCGTGCCAGCGCCTTGGCTGACCGGGTTGATGGTCGCAAGGACCGCGTTCGCTTCCGAGAAGCGGATGTTCATGTCGCTCATGGTGAAAGGTTCCTTCAGGAAATGGGTTGGAGAGCCGCGGCGCGGAGATGCACCGCGGCTGCTGGGTCACCCGCTTAAACGCGGGCTTCCAGCTGGACGAAGGGCGACAGCGTGTTGCTGCCCTTGGCGGGCTGCACCGGCGCCACGATCTTGGGCTGGCCGTCGACGCGGAACGTCGCACGGAAGGCGATCGCGTCAGCGTCGAAGTACAGGTGCATCGACGTGGCGGTGGTGATGCCCTCGCTCTTGGTGATGGTCTGGTAGTAGCTCATGTCGGCCAGCATCACGTCACCCACCGAACCGAACGACGGCGCGTGCTGCGTCACCATGATCGGGCGGCCCATCAGCGAGCCGTAGGGCGAACCCTGGATGCCACCCACAGGCGCGCCGGCCGGCAGGTAGATCGGGTAGTTCCCCAGCGTCAGGGTGAACAGCGCCGGCAGCGTGTCGTTGTTGATCATCCACACGGCACGCGGGTAGCTGCCGGGCATCAGGCGGGAGATCATCTTGGCCAGGTTCGTCGGGTTCAGGGTCGCAGCCGCCTGGCCGCCTTCCTTGGACACCGTGATCACCGCACTGCCCGAGAAGGCACCCAGCGGCAGGCCAACACCGTTGCCGAACAACAGCGCTTCGTCCGTCCTCCAGCGGATGCTGGAGGCGCACTTCGGCGGGATGTAGGCCGACATGGCGGTAGCGTCTGCCAGGAGCTCGTTCGTCATGGGAACCAGGGCCATCAGCTTCTTCAGCTTCATGTCCGTGGTGCCCAGCACCGGCTTGGTGGCCTGGCCGGCGGTGGCTTCACCTTGCCAGTAGGCGCGCACGCCGTTGCTGCCCCACGGCGTGGTTTCGTCCTTCGGAAGCGACATGCCGTTGCCTTCGACGGGCATGTTGTCCGTCATGGGCAGAAGCGCGTTTTCTTCCAGCGAGAGGCCGAAGATGCGCTGGCTGAAAGCCGGCGGCACCAGGAAACCGCCGTCGGCACCGGCACCCTCACCAGCGTAGGTGCTGCCGGGCGCGGCCGCGTTCGGCGCGCCACCCCACAGCGCGGCCAGGCGCTGATCCATGGCGCCACCGGTGGTGCGCACGTTCGAGGCGTGCACCAGCGACATGCAGAAGTCGCCCACGCTGCGGAAGCCGCGCTGCGGATCGGCGGCCGAGTTCTCAACCACGCCCAGGATGCGAGCACCCGGAATGGTCACGCTGCGGCCGTCGTTGGGCAGCGCCAGTTGCGCGGCGGCGGCGGCGGCGTCGGGCCGGTTCAGGCCCGCGGCCAGCAGTTCGGTTTCGCGTGCGCGCTCGATGCGGCCCTTGAACCCGTCGGCTTCGGCCTTGTGCTTGTCGAACTCGATCTTCTCGGCGTCGTTCAGGTCGCGGTTCTCGCCTTCGGCCTTGCTCACCAGTGACTGCATGGCATCCACGGCCGCAGCGCGTTGGCGCTCCAGCTGCAGGACCACGGGGCCCCAGGCCAGCGCGGCGCCGATGTCGGCGTGCTGGGTGACGGCATGCCAGGCGGCAGCGGCCAGGTCGGGCTGCGCGAACGCGGCACCGGCGAAAGCGGCCAGGGCGGTGAACACCACGGCCAGGATGGAACGATTCATCTTCATGTCAGGAACTCCAGAAGTGAGAAAGCCGCACTGCGGCGGCCAAAAACGAAGAAGCCCGCACGAGGCGGGCAGGCGGGTTGCACAGTCGGCCCGTTGGGGCCGCGCTTCAGATGCCTATGGGCTCTGCGGCGGTTGGGCCGTGCTGGGCCCGGGTTCGGTGACTTCTTCCAGGCGGAAGCGACGCGTCACAGGCGCGCGCGTCGCATCGGCTTGGATCTCGGGGTAGTAGGTGCAGGTGACGATGGGGATTTCGTTCATCCGCATGCGAAGGTCCAGCGACACCAGGTTGGGCGGCAAGGACAGAAGCGGCTTCAGCATTTCGTGCAGGTGAATCGCAACCTTCGGTGCGGTGGCCATCACTGCACCTGCGCGATCTGCAGCGCGGCCTGCGCGGCGGCCAGCGCCGAACGGCCGGCGCTTTTGCGCGGCGCGCGGCGCATCTTGGACAGAACCTCGTCCATGGTGGCGATGCCATCCAGCATGCCGGCGTCCATGGCGGCTTTGGCGCCCAGCACGCGGCCCTTGCCCATGCCGTCGCGCACCTGGTCGACCGACACGCGGCGGCCCTTCGCCACGGCCGACGTGAACGCACGGTAGTAGTCCTGCGCGCGCTGCAGCTGGTAGGCCTTGCCTTCGTCGGTCATCGGGCCGAACGGGTGGCCTTCGGTCTTGTACTCGCCCGCGCTGAAGAGCTCGATCTTCACGCCGGCCATCTCCATGGCCTTGCTGATGTCCTCGTGCCCGCTGTACACGCCGATGCTGCCGACTTCGCCGCCCGGGCTGCAGTAGGCTTCGGTGCACTGCGACAGAAGCCAGTAGCCGGCCGAAGCCGCCAGGCTCTGCGCCACGCCGATCACCGGCTTCTTGGCGGCCACGCGGCGGATGTCGTCGCCGGCTTCTTGCACACCGTAGACGCTTCCGCCCGGCGTGCCGAAGACCATCAGGATCTGATCCACCGTGTCGTCGGCTTCGGCTTCCGCCAGCGCGCGGCTGATCTGGCGCGCGCTGGTGCCGCCTTCGCACATATCGATCTGGTGCGGCCACTCGACGATGGCGCCGAACACCGGGACCACAGCGATGCCGCCGGCGCGGTTGCGCTGGCTGGCGCTGGCGGCGGCTTGCGCTTCGGCGGTGGGCTCGGTCGCTTGCCGGTTCGGCGCTTGATCTTGGACGCCAGCGTGATGCCGCGCCAGGATCGCAGCGTAGGCGCGCATCACGTCGGGCAGCATGGCCCATGGCGTGGAAGCGGCGTAGGAGATCAGGCGGTGAATGGCTGCCATGGTTGAACCTCTTTCAAAGTACAGCGGCGGCCAGCAGGCACACCGTTTCGTCGTCAATGTCTTGCTCAAGCCAGCGCGCGTACTCGCGCCGGCGAATGCGCTGGATGTCGTCGGCCGTGGTGAAGAACACCTGCGGCCTTTGCACCGGCTGCGTGCCTGTAGCCGTCAGCGTGCCGGCTGCCGCGAAGGACATGCCAGCACTGCCAGACATGCTGCCCGGCGGTTGTTCGTCGTCGCCTTCCCAAGAGCCAGGCCACCAGCCCGACCAGTTGCCACGCCAGGCCACGCGTCAGGCCGCGTTGATGGCGTCGATCGTTCGCGTGCCGGCGCTGTAGGTTCCATTGATGCGAACCGTCGTTCCGTCCAGACCGGTGAACTGCGGATCGCCGCCCTCCAGCCCAGTGGCTGCACCTGCTGCATGCGCCGCCAAGATCCGAAGCACCTGCTCTGCCGTGTAGCCGGCTTCGATGGCTTGCGTCCAGACCGCTGAAGCCACCGATGCCGCGGTCAACGTGCCGCCGTCGACCGTGGAGCCGATCATGTTGCCGATGGCGTAAGGCGTCAGCGCGCCAGCGAAAGTCATGCCTGCCGAACCTGTCAAGTTGGCTTCAGCACCAAGCGTCGGCGTGTTCGTCGTGATCGCCAAAGAAGCCGAGCCGCTGGCGCCCAGCGATGCCGTCAGCAGCAGCGGTGAAGCGGTCAAGCTGAATGAAGCGGCACCAGACCCTGAAGAGATCAGCTGCCCTTCGGCATCTGACACCGATACCGTGAAGGCCGCCGCGCCATCGCCGGGAAGGCCGAGAACGCCAGCGCCAGCGGCCGCGATGCTGAGCGCCACCACCGACGACAAGCCGCCAGCGCGCACCGGCAGCAGAGCCGACCGGCCGCCGTAGCCTGACGGGAGGCCGCCGACAACCGGGCTGAATGTCTCGCTCACGTACCGGTTAAAGCGTGCGCCCCGAATGCCACCGTAGCCTGCGGCACCAGTTGCTGCCAACGCGCCGGCCGTCAGCCTTGGCGACGCGGCAAAGACTAGTTGACCGTTGGGGTACAGCACGTCAGCCCCAAACCACCTCTTGGGCGCCCGCGAACGTGGTTGCAGCAGCCACGGCAGCGCCAGCACCCAGCAAGAACCCAAGGCACGCGCCGTCCTTGATCTGCGGCGCGCTGGGCATCTGGTTCCAGAAGTCTTTTTCGCTCATGAGTGAGGCGATTGAAAGCGGGATCTGCGCGATGGGCCGGTACAGCAGAAGAACACCCGTGCCGGCCAGTGATGCAGCCGACAAAGTGACGGTCTGCACCGACTGCACGCCCGTGTCACCGCTGGCCATGGGCAGTTCAGGCCCATAGTTGTTGGCCGCCGTGCCGCTGTGCGTGATGTGCGGCGTGATGGCCGATGCGGTGCAAGCCACGGTGACCGGCATGGTGCGGCCCGCTGTGCCGGCCTGGTTGGTGTAGCTCAAGGCCAGGTTGTGCGCCGTTGCGCCCGCAGAAGTGCGAATGGCCAGCGCGAGCCTGCAGCCGGCGCCGTTGGCATAGCGCAGCGTGGGCGTACCGGTGAGGGTCTGCGCCGTGGCGCTGTTCATCGAGATGCCGGGGTAGTAGCCCTGCAGGTCGACCAACTTCAGAACCGCCGGCACACCAGTCGCGGCCGTTGACCATGCCGCCAGCGTGCTGAGTTGCTTGATCAGCGCGGACACGTTGCCGCCGTGCGGGATGCCGAACCGCGTGGTTCCGTCGCCGGTGGCGTCGTCGCAGGTCTTCCACGCCAGCGCAGTGCCAGGGTACGCGGTGGCTGGCGGAAACCCGTTGAGGCTGAAAGTCTCGTACCACCGACCGGCGGCGTAGGCTGCGCCGCCGGTGATCTTGTTCCAGTCTTGGCGGTCGGTCCGGCCTGCGCTGATGGCGGCGTACAGGTTGTCGATGCTTTGGATCGCCATGGTCAGTTCCAGACAAAGGTGAGGTCGCCGAAAAGCGCCACAGTGCGCCCGCCACCGTTGGGGCGATAGAAGAAGGACAGGTGCGCACCGTCCTTGATCACCGGCATGTTCCAAGCGCTCTGCAGCGCAAAGTTCTTCTCGATCGCAGCCCTGACGCCCGTTGTGTCCGCTTGCAGCAGCGCGTCGTGGAAGTGCTGAAGCGTGGCCAGCGGCTTGATCACGTAGATGGCGTGCAGGCCGCCGGGCGCCACCGTGTAGGTGATGCGGTTGACTCGCTTGACGCCAGTGACACCACCATCAAACGGCACGGCGTAGCCGCCAGAAACCGTGGTGACGCTGGCCCGTTCCCCGGTCACCACCTGATTGACGCCCCAGTTCACAAGCCCGATGTCGGCGGTGTGATCTGCGTCCTGCGTGTCGGTGTACTCCAGAAGCATGCGCCCGTTCTGCACCGCCGGCGCAACGTGGTTCACCAGCACCAGCCGCAGCCCTTCACCGTCGGTGTAGCGCGGCAGGGTCAGCGTGTTATCCATCTCCTGCGTGTCCAGGCTGTCACCGTCGATCAGCGGGTAGTAGCCCACCAGGTCGAACAGGATGAAGTCCACGCTGGCCTGAGATGCCTGGCTTGCTTGCGGGCGCATCGTCAAGCTGTGCAACCGGCGCTCCATGCCGGCGGGAATGGGCGGAAAGTAGATCGCGTCGTTGCCTTGCGCGACCACAGGCACAAACGACAAGACGGGCCCGATGCGCGCGTCATAGGCAGGCTGGCCAGAAGAGAAAGCCCAGTCGATCCAGCGCGCGTCGCCCGTCGTGCCCGCGTTCTTCAAGAAACGCTGCGTGTGGGTCTGGCCGGCGTCGAACGCGGCATTCATGGCGGCCACGCTATTCAGCATCTTCGTCTCGCCCTATCGCTTGCACTGCGCCGTCTGGATGGTCGGGGCAAGGCAACGGCTGTTCGTCCGCGTCAACCGCCAGCAAGCGGTAGCAGTGGACAAAGCGGTAGTGCACGATCAGTCGGCACTGATGGCCAGCGCGCCGGGAGCGAACTGCGGCTGGATGCCGCTGGACACGTTCAAGGTCGCGGCCAGCGCGCCAATAATCATCTGCGCCACCGCACCCGATGCGGTGTCGACCACGGCGAAGTGCGTCAGCGCGTTGGTGCCGGCGGTGCAGGCACCAAACTGGATCAGGGCGGCGTTGGTGAAGCTGCTTCCGCCGTCCGTCCATGCGCTTGACTTGGTGAGCGCAACGCGGGCGTAGCCGGTGTAGGTGGCCTCCGCTGCCAGTGAACCTGCTTCGCCGGGGTCTGCCGTGAAGAGCGCCAGGTACTGCGTTGCGCCCGCGCGATACGAGGGGTCCGTACCCTGAAGGTGCATCTTCAGCGTCGCGTTTTCGGTGGTGTTGCTCAGTGACATGCTCTGTCCTCAGTTGTCCAGCGGTCGGGTTTCGATCACGTCAGCCCGGCCTTGCGCGTCGCGCTTCTTGATGACCGTCTCGGTAGGCCACGGCCGATCGGCCTGGCCGCCCTGCTTGGGCTGCTGAACGTGCAGGGGCGCGGGCTCCACCAGCACGTGGTTATGCACCACGGGCGCCGGTTGCTCTGCAGCCGGCGGCACGTGCACGTCGACATGGGTGGCAGGCACGTGCACGTCCACTTGCGGCGCGGCCACGTCGATCTGGTTGTGCACCACAGGTGCCGGCACGTTCACGATCGGCGCCGCCACATCAATCTGGTTGTTCACCACGGGTGCCGGCACTGTCACAGCCGCAGGCGCCACGTCGATGCTGTTGTTCACCACGGGCGCCGGCATGGCCGAGATCGCACCAGCCAGCCGCAGCATGGCATTGGCTCCGACGTTCACCGGATCGGGCTTGCCGCCAAGGGCCAGTCGCTCCAGGCGCGTGCGCGCGATGTCGCCCATGCTGTCGGCATCAATGCCAGGGCGCTCGTCCAGCAGTGCCACCTGGCCAGCGCAGTACATGGCGGCGTCGTCATCGTCCACGTTCAGCGCGCTGGCCACGAAGCTGGCGTGCTTGTCGTAGGCGGCCACCATGCGCGATCGGTCGCCGCCGGCCTTGGCCACCATCTCGACTTCTTTCCGTGCGATGCGGTCAGCAGCTGCGCCGGCCAGCGCCAGCAAGCGCGGGTCGGCGGCTTCGGCCTTGCCGGGCACTGCGCCGCCATCCGGGCCGCGGCCGGTAGGGCTTGAAGCGCTGCCTTCCGGTGCGTCGATGCTGCCGTCCTCGTTCACCTGCACCATGTTCAGCGGGCGCAACGGGCGGTCCAGGCCTTCCAGTGGATCCAGGCCTTCTTCTTCGCGGCCTTCGTTGGGCGCCATGACGCCGGCCAGCACCAGGCTGCGGATGCGCTCGCCGCGGCTCTTGCTGTCAGCGCGGATCAGGCGCGACATATCGAACTGCGGCTCCAGGTCTTCGCCTTCTTCGCCCAGCAGAAAGAAGCTGATGCTGCTTTCCCAGGCTTCGGCCCACGGCAGCATGGTGTCGGTCCAGAACTCGATGCTCTGGTGCTCGATGTTGTTGTTCGTGCTCTTGGACAGGTCGCCGATCTTGTGCGGCGGCACGCCCCAAATGCTGGCCAGTTCGGCCGGCTTGCGCGAGCGGGCTTCGACGAACTGCGAATCGGCGTTGTTCAGCTTGAGCTCGTGGTACTTCATGCCGCGCTCGAGCACGGCCACCTTGCGCGCATTGGCGCCGCCCTGCAGCTTCTGCCAGCTTTCGCGGAACGTCTGCTTCGCGCCGTCGGTGGCGAACTTGCCGTCGAACTCGATCCAGCCGCCCGGGCGCGCGTCGTTCGCGTAGAAGCGCGACGCGTAGCTCTGCATGGCCAGGCTCTCGCCGATCGACTCGCGCGCCACTTCGATGGGGCTCAAGCCCACATAGCCGTCGCTGCTGAGGCCGCGCAGGTGCCACACCTCGCTGGGCAGATAGGTGTGCTTCTTGCCGTTCTGGTCGGTGTACAGGTAGCGGTAGTCGCCGCTGGGCAGAAACTCCATCTGCATGCGGTCGGGGTGCAGCGGCAGCAGTTCCACGATCTCGCCGCGGCCGTTGGACAGGATCTGGTTGAACGCGTTTCCGCGCAGCGCCAGGTGGCCCATGATCATCTGGCGCCACTCGAAGGGTGACTGAAAGTGGTTCGGCGCCTTGGCCAGCAGCCGGTACAGCCAATGCTTGAGCACCTTCTCGCGCCCGCGGCCGTTCGGCTTCTGCCGGTACAGGCAGAAGGGCATCATGGCCAGCGACTTGGCCAACACGTTGATGCAGGACCACACCGCCGGCACGCCCATGGCCTTGGCGCTGGTGACGTTCATGCCGCCCGTGGTGCGCATGCCCACGGGCTCGAACCACCAGTTGCCGTAGGCCGAGCGGTCGCCGCCGGCGTCAGCGACCGGTGCGCGCGTGAGAAACATCAGGCGCTCGCCTGGCCGGGATCGGCCGGCTTCTCAGGTGCGTACACGCCACCCAGGTACGCGGTAAGCGCGCTGCCGGCCATGAGCACAACGCCAGCCACGCCCAGGCCCCAGCCCGGGTGAATGAGCACGCCGCCGGCCAGCAGCATGAGCCAGCCCAGCAGCATGCACACGTTGAAGTGCTTGATGTTCATGCGTCACACCACCGTCATTTCGTAGTCTTCGCCGACGACGTTCTGCGCCGGCGCCATGGACATCAGCGACACCGCGTTGAACGCGGCCATCACCGGGTCGATCTTGGCGAAGCCAGAAGCCTGCTTCGTGATCAGCACTGCGTTGCCCTTGGGCTCTGCCTTGCAGTTGCCCACACACCAGGCCATGAGCGGCGCGCCGGTGTGCACCATCGAACCGCTGGCCAACTTGCGCTCGGCGGTCTTGATGGCACCGGTGAGCTTCCAGCCTTGGCTGATGCCCACCACCTTGTCTTCTTCCACGCCGCAGTCATCGGCTACCAGTGCGTCGACGATCGCGCCGATGCCCACCGGGTCGACGCCTACCTTGTCCAGCTTGCCGGACTGCACCACCTGGCCCACCAGTTCGGCGACTTGCGTGATGTCCTCTTCGCTCTCGTCGTCGACGATCACCAGGTCACCTTGCGCTGCGAAGTCCATGTAGCGCGGCGCTTCTTGCTGGCGCCGGGACAGTGCGATGCGGTGCAGCCAGGCCCGCGACCACAGCAGCCACGTGCCGGTGATCGCGTGCCGGCCCAGGATGGCCAGGCCCAGCATGTCGTCCAGGCCGCCACCGTCGATGCCCACGGCGATGGTGTCGCTGACCTCGATCAACCACTCCAGCGTCAGGTCGGCCTTCGCGCGCTTCTGCCAGTGGTCGACGCCGGCCCAGCGGTCGCTGTGCAGCGCGAGGCCGATCTCGATGTTCAGGTGCTGCGACGCCCAGGCCCGGAGCTCTTCCTCGCTGGTCGCGGCTGCCGTTTTGAACTCTTCGATCAGGCGCGGCAGCTGGATCGACCGGCCCAGGTTCGGCGTGACCATCGGCCAGTTGACCGGGTTCCGCCACACGTCCTGCACGGCCTGCATCTCGGCCGGCAGTTCGTACAGCACCGGCAGCATGGCGCCTTCTTGCCTGCCGTCGCGGATCGCCCGGGCCTTGAGCAGTTCGGCGCGGAACACACCCGCCGGCGCTTCTTCGCTCTGCGTGGTGATGAAGGCCATGAACGCTTCGGGGAACGGCAGCATGCCGCCCCGTAGCTGGCGGATCGCGCTGGCCGCCTTCGACATCTTGGCGATCACGTGCAGTTCGTCGATGAGCACGCCGCCCGACACCTTCTGCCCGGTGAGCACCGCCGGGTCGAAGGTCATGATCTGCAGTTCGGCCCGCGTCTCCCGGTGGATGATCGTCTTCAGGTGCTCGCGGACGTGGAGCTTCTTCTCAAGCACCGGATCCAGCGCGATCGCGCCGGCGGCAGCCTGAAACGCCAGGTCGGCCGAGTCCTGCACCGGGCCGGTCAGGATGAACGTGGCGCGCGGCCGCTGGTTCAGCAGCAGCGCGGTCAACATCAGCAAGGCGCCGTTCGTGGTCTTGCTGTTCTTCTTCGGCACCAACAAGAAGAGCTCGCGGATGTACCGCTGCCGCGTCGCCGCATCCATGCCGCCGAAGAGCGCGCGCACGATGGCAAAGAACCACTCGCCGCCGGCGTCGGCCAGCGTCGGCGTGCCGGGCACGTCGGCCAGGCGCAGCCTACGGAAGACCTGAACGGCTCGCTCGCCCTCTTCCGTCCACAGGTTCAGGTCCGGCACCAGCGGCCGGCCGGCACGAAGCCGGTGCGGCCAGTCGGCGCAGGAGAGATCCAGGCTCACTGAAGCGGCGGCGGGCTACCCGTCGGGGTGAGCAGCGAATCCCACTCGGTGCCCACGTGCGCCGTCTTGGCGTCGGCGTTGGCCTGTTCCTTCTTGCCCAGCGGCGTGGCCATCTTGACCTGCTTCTCGGGCACGGCCGGCGCCGCCGCGCCGTCGCCGACACCGGCAGGCGGCGCTTCAAGTTGCGGCTCGTTGGCCAGATAGGCCTTGGCCGCGCTGGTGCTGCCCTTCTTGGCAGCGATGTGCAGGGACTGCAACACCTCGAGCCGGCGAAGGCTGGCCACAACCGTGAGCTCGGTGATGTAGTGCTTGCGCAGCGTCTCGCGGCTGATGCCCAGCGCGATCGCAATGTCCTCGTGGCGCATGCCGCCGCCGGCCGCAATCGACACCTGGCGCCGCGTGGCAGCGGTCACCTGGTGTTCCGGCCGCCCACGGGGGCGCTTTGCGGGTTTGTTGGGCATGTCATCGTCCTGTCCCCGTTTTCGACGGGGCAAAAAAAACCTATCCGTGGG